CTTGGCCATCTTCCGAGTCATCCTGGTGTCCCAGACTCAGGAGATGGCCAAGCGATTCCTGCGAGCGATCAAGGATCGCCTCGCTGGAGCCAACCAGGCCTACAAGAAGTTGCAGCGGGAGTTCGCCCCCGAGGGGGGCTTCGATGCGAACTCTGCCTCCTGGACTGCTGACGCCATCTACATCAACGCAGAGAGCCGAGACTCAGGCGAGGCGACTCCGACCGTACAGGCTCTTGGTATGAATGGTCAGATCTACGGTAACCGAGCTGACCTCATCATCCTTGACGACACGGTGACGGGAAAGAATGCCCATGAGTTCGAGAAGCAGATCGACTGGATCCAGCGAGAAGTCATCAACCGACTGTCCTATCCTGGAGGCACACTACTGCTGGTCGGTACGCGCCTGGCTCCCGTCGAGCTATACTCCGAGATTCAGAAGCCAGAGTGGTATGGGCAAGACGAGGAGTCGCCTTGGACCTACCTCACACAGCCTGCGGTCCTTGAGTTTGCCGACCACCCCGACGACTGGCATGTTCTCGCACCCTGGACCAACAGGCCTCCAGTATCGCTGGGAGCAAGACGCCTGGTGGAAAAGAATGCAGATGGGCTATACCCCTGGCACTCAGGCAAGGCCCTAGCAAGACGACGCGCAACGTCGTCCTCCCAGAACTGGGCAATGGTCTACCAGCAGGAGCAGGTGACAGCAGATGCGATCTTCCCACCCGACAAGGTGCACGCTTCAATCGATGGTATGCGAGCGGCAGGGTTCATGCAGCGCGGGGCTCCTGGTCACCGCACCAACGGGATGGACGGACTTTACGTCATTGGCGGCTTTGACCCGGCTATCACCGGGCACAGCGCGGCCATCATCCTTGGTGTCGATCGAGTGTCTGGGGTGCGGTGGGTGCTTGACGTTTGGACACGACCCAACTGCAAGCCAGACGATCTCTTTGACAAGATCAAAGAATGGACCGTCAAGTACCACGTGAACGAATGGGTTATCGAGAAGAACGCGATGAACCTCATGGTCACCCAGAACCGGGATCTCCGGAACTTCCTGGGCAGCCATGGCACACACCTTCGAGAGCACTTCACGGGCAACAACAAGAACGATATTGACTTCGGTGTCGCTTCCATGTCGATGCTCTTCGATGGAGCCCTTGAGGGCAAGGGCTTGATCAGGTTGCCACAGCGATCTCAGCAGGAGGGCGTCAAAGCCCTCATTGAACAGCTCACCACCTGGTTCCCGCAGAGCAAGGCCAAGCAGGACACCGTGATGGCTCTCTGGTTCGCAGAGACCAAGGCTCGGGAGATCGTCAACAACATCGAAGGCATCTTCCATCTGAACAACGAATACCAGTCGGAGCGCGACAAGCAGCGCAACGTCACCATCGACCTGGACTTTCTCAGTCAAGCCGCAACTGTCGATGGCAGTGGGGAGTACTGGGGCTGATGGTGGTCAAGGTTGAATGGTGGCGGGATGGTAAGCGCCGCTGCGGCACCTGCAAGGACTATCTTGATCCGGCACTCTTCGGGAACAGTAAGGGCAAGCCTGGCGATGGCCTCACCTTTCGATGCAAGGCGTGCGAGCGCAACAACGCACTCAAGCGCCAGTACGGCATCACGGTCGATCAGTATGATTCCATGCTTGACGCCCAAGGGGGCGTTTGCGTGATCTGCCAGGAACCCCCGACAACCAAGAGGCTGGCAGTAGATCACGATCACGCCTGCTGCCCCATGGAGGAGCACAAGACGGTAACGTGCGGCAAGTGCGTGCGTCAGCTGTTGTGCGAAAATTGCAACCGAGCAATCGGCTTGCTGCAAGACAACGCCGCCCGCATAAGGGCGGCTGCCGACTACATAGACAAGTGGAGTGACTGATGCAGTTCATCTCGCGAAAGGATCTGGGCTGGCCTGCCTCAGCAGCTCCGCTCAAGGCGCATGCAGCCTATGGTGTAAAAATACACTACGAGGGTACGCCTGTGCCCGTTCAGGATCACTCCCACTGCAAGCAGCACTGGACGTCGATTCGGAACTCTCACCTTGCTAACAAGAAGGAGGGTTATGCTGACATCGCATATTCGTTTGGGGTCTGTCGCCACGGCTACGTTCTGGAGGGCCGTGGTCTTGGACGGCGAACAGGGGCTAATGGCAATCAGACGCTCAATGCAAACCATGATGCCGTCTGTGTCATGTACGGCACCAATGACAAGTCAGTCTCCGAAGACGTCCGGCAAGCCGTAGGGGATGTGATCCGATATCTCCGTGAGCACAGCACGGGTACGGAGATCAAGGGGCACCGAGATGGCTACGCTACCGCGTGCCCCGGTGAACCTCTGTACGCTCTTGTGCAGTCGCATGGGTTCGAGCCTGGGAAGGCTGAGCCCACCAAGCCTGCCGTGAAGTACGAGCCCTATCCTGGGCTCGCCTTCTTCAAGGTCGGTCGTACCAGCAAGAAGATCACAGCACTCGGCAAGGCGCTCGTCAAGGCGGGATACAAGGGTTACCGTTCAGGTCCCGGCCCCGTCTTCACCTCCGCCGACAGGAAGGCTGTGACTTGGTTCCAGAAGCGTCAGGGCTGGTCCGGTGCAAGCGCGGACGGCTATCCCGGATCGGAGACATGGAAGCGTCTGAAGATCCCCAAGCTGTAAGGAGGTGACATGCCTAGGACCACCGAACAAATCGCAGAGCGGGTTGAGTCGCTAAGGCGTGCATCAGCAGAACGGGATCAGAGGCGCCAGGATGTTGCTGACGTCCGAAGCGGCAGGATCGAGAACATTCTGCCAGGCTCGATGCCGGACGCGTGGCCGCGTCCCATTGTTGCCAACCTGATCGATACGTCTGCCCGTGATACCGCAGAGGTGATGGGCGCAATGCCCAGCATCAACTGTGCTGCCGGAAGGCAGACGACCGAGAAGGCCAAGAACTTCTCAGGCAAGCGCACCAAGATTGCCAACCACTACGTACAGGAGTCCGGCCTCAGGGCCGGACGCCAGGTCGTGGCAGCCGACTACTACGGCACCTATGCTGCGACCATCTACAAGATCGAGCCCGACTTCGAGAAGAAGCAGCCGTTCATCAGGGTCATCAACCCGATGGGTACCTATGTCGAGAAGGATCTGTTCCACAGGATCAAGTCCTTCAGCCGCGTCTGGACCGAAGAGGCTGTTCACCTGGTCTCGAAGTATCCTCACCTCCTTCGCGTTCTCCGCCCACAGAACCAGAGTGCTTCTGGATTCGAGGGCTGGCAGGAGCGGAAGATCGAGGTCTGCTGCTATGAAGATGCAGACCAGATCGTCATGTACCTTCCCGCCCACAGCAACTGGCTCGTCAGTTCCATGCCCAACCCTATGGGCCGGGTCATGGTGGCTATCGGTGAGCGTCCCGGATTCGATGGTGAAACCCGAGGCGCCTACGATGACGCCATTTGGGTGCAGCTAGCCAAGGCGCGCATGGCGCTGCTCGGTCTCGAAGCTACAGAGAAGACCGTGCGTGCACCGCTCGCCGTTCCCCGCGACGTCCAGAAGATGAACTTCGGTGACGACGCGATCATCCGCACGGACTCCCCGGACAAGATCAGGCGAGTCGGTATCGATGTCCCCAGTGCTGCGTTCCAAGAAGGCCAGATGCTCGAACAGGAGCTTCGCGTCGGAACGCGAACTCCTGAGGCCCGATCCGGCAACATGGACGCCTCGGTCATTACGGGCCGGGGAGTCCAGGCGTTGATGGGTGGATTCAACACTGTCATCGCTACAGGGCAGTCCGTGCTTGCGGAGACGCTGGCAATGGCCATCGAGTTGTGCTTCGAGATGGACGAGAAGCTGTGGCCGATGGAGAAGAAGACCATCAGGGGCACGGTTCAGGGCACTCCCTTCGAGGAGACCTACCAGCCCAAGAAAGATATCGCCGGTGATACCACGGTTGATGTGACGTACGGCTTCGCTGCCGGGCAGGACCCCGCAAGGGCGATCGTAGGTCTCCTCCAGCTGCGAGGCGATCAGCTCATCTCCCGCGACTTCTTCCAGCGGCAGCTGCCTATGGAGATCGATGTCGCTCAGATGCAGATCCAGATCGACAATGAACAGATGGTCGATGCGATCAAGCAGGGCATGATGGGTTTCGCTCAGGCCATCCCTCAGATGGCCCTGCAAGGGCAGGACCCGACCGATTCTCTCAAGAAGCTTGCCGACATGATGAAGCTTCGAGAAAAGGGCGAATCCATCCAGGATGCAGTCCTCAAGGTCTTCACTCCGCCGAAGGGCGCAGCCGCCCCTCAGAACCCCTTGGAGGCAATGCTTGGGGGTGGAGGTCCAGCCGGACCTGGCGGAGCCCCACAGGGGCCTCCAGGGGCCGGGGCGCCCCCACAGGGCGCACCTCAGGGCATGGACCTGCAGACGATGCTTAGTGGATTGACTGGCTCGGGCCAGGCGACCATGGGCGTCAAGTCATCCCGACAGCAAGCTATCTAAGGAGACAACATGGCAACCGGCACCGAGATGGACATGATCCCCACGTCGGGGCTCTTCAATGGCGATCACCAGGCAGTCAACGAGTGGGCGACCGAGGGCCAGACCCTCGCTCCTCACCTGATGGCTCCGATGACGAGTGAAGCCAAGGGTGACAGTCGTCACCAGACGGACAACGTCAATCAGCTGTGGAACACCACGGTCATCGTCAACACTCCGCTTACTGGCGGCGGCGGCACTACCAAGCAGAAGCCGCTCGCTGGCAACATGTAAGGAACCGATATGGACGAAGAAGGCATCACCTTCAGGCGTGCTCGTAAGCACGGGGCAATGACCTACTTGGTCCTGGGTTTGAACTACGTCACGCAGGTGCTCTTGGAGACTGCCGATCTCGCTGGCCAAATCACCGAGGCAGCAGCGCAGCACCGAGAGCACCTGCTTGATGAAGAGAAGTTCGAAGAAGTGATAGGAGGGTTCGATGGGGACGCCAGTTAGCGGGCCTGGCAAGTTCAGTGCGCGCACCGATAAAGCCGTAGGCAACGCGAACAGCACTCTGCCGAACGCCAACTACGGCGAGAACCAGGATTACCAGGATCAGAAGTCTGCCGCACCGATGGCAGTCTCTCCTGGGACTCCGATGGACATAGGCTCCCTGATGGGAGCCATGCGCCCGGATGCAGTGGGACTTGGAGAGCCTACCTCTCAACCTGATGTCCCAGTCACCGATGGCGCAGACGCTGGCCCTGGCGCTGGCAGCGAGGTACTGAGTCAGCCGGACAACACAGCAGCCAGCTCGCAGGCGGCGGCCTGGATTCCTGCTCTTGAATGGATCGCCAACCAGCCCGGCACATCAGATGCCAACAGAAACTTGATTCGCCAGATGAAGGCGACCATGTAAGGAGACAGCATGGCGAAGTGGTGGAAGACGGAGATGGTGGATGCATCTCAGGGTGCATACTCCGATCCGAACATGGCCCTCCAGATCGCCAGTTCTCCTCAGCAGCTTTACACTCCGGCGGACCAGAAGAACGACCAGGATGCCGCCCGTGAATCCAAGGGCGGTTTTCTGAAGTCCTTCCTGGGCCTGGCCATGAAGGCCGATGCGGCCCTCGACAAGATCCCCGGCATGGGTAAGGCCAAGGACGACATCTCCTCTGGCACCCAGGCCCTGATGTACCCAGTGGACAAACTGGCTTCTGGGGCGCACTGGCTGTACTCCGAAGCTATTGCCCAGAACCTCTCGACTGCGATCATCCAGGCTGGCAAGGTCCAGCTGGAGAATGACCCCAGCGCGTTGTTCAGTGCTGGTGAGTGGTCTGATGCCCGCAGGGAAGCCAATACGCTCTCCCCCGGGCAGGCCCTTCAGAACACTGCTAACACGGTCGCCGCTTCCGGCGACGACCTTGGGTTCGGCCTGCTTGGTCAGGGTGGCATTGCCCGCATGAGCCCCCAGGAGCGCCAGGACGTCAAACGCCAGGGTGCTCGGTTCATCTATGACACCGACTACTGGCGCAGCAAGCAGGGCTGGACCTACACGGCTGGCACCGGGGCTGCTGATGCTGTATTCGTCATGGGCGCTGACCCCAGCACCTACCTGCTTGGTGGCGTCGGTAAGGCCGTCAAGGGCGTGCGCTCCGTGGAGATCGCATCCAAGGGTGGCCAGCTGGTCCGTGATCAGGGAACCATCGTCAACACCGCCCGCAAGGTCGCAGGCAAGAGTCCTCAGACTCTTGACGAAGTCTCCAAGGGCAAGCAGATGACCAAGTTCTTCGACTGGATTGCAGAGCCTGGCGCTAATGGCGCCAGTCGCAAGACCACCGAAGAGATTGCACAGCATCCCATCTGGGGTCGCGGTCGTCGAGTCAATAACTTTGCACAGCAGTACTCGGACGTCCTTGCCAGGACGCCTCGCGAAGAGATGCCCGCGATGTACCGGTTCTTTGCCGGTGACACTTCGGATGTCGCCAAGTTGGCGGCCTCTGGCTCTGGCACTCTGGACAACATCGGCCGACTGGCGGAGAACCGCAAGCTCGTGGACTCCGTCAAGTTCGACCCTGCGATCCTCGCTTACTTCGCAGAGAAGGAGGGCGTAGTCCCCAAGGTAGCCGGTGCCGTACAGGCACCGCCCCTGGCGCTCAGCCCTGAGACCCTGTCCCTGCATGAGCAGGCAGCCAAGCACATCATCGGCCAGAACCCCGGACTGAAGATCAATGCAGCTGGCAGCGTCTCCAAGAAGTCCCTGCTGAATGCTCAGCAGTGGAAGCAGGCTCAGTCAGATCTGATTGGCGGAGAGCTGACACGGCTGGGAACTCAGAGCCAGTACTATGCCGACGTTCTTGGTGAGAACATGGGCAAGGCCGCCGATCAGTTCTCTCCCACCGGTGCCAATCTATTCGGCAACATGGAGCGAGCTTATCGCGCAGGTGGGGGCTCCTTCAGGTCTTCCGAGGAAGCCGCTGGGCTGAAGTACAGTCGGGCCATGGAGGACCGCAAGGGTCGCTTCGTGACTGACGGTCTGCGGGAAGGGTTCCTTGGAACCCCCATTCGAATCGTTCAGGCTTTCGGCGACCGAGTGCCTGTCGGCCGCGTCAACCATAACGAGCCTGATGCTGGTGACCGGGTGCTTGACATGCTGAAGCAGGTTCCCGCTCTCGGCAAAGAGAATCGCATGAGTCTGTACAACCAGTATATGCGAGCTGGTGACAAGATCGATAAGTCCAAGGCCCTCGACAGCATCCACACCAGCATCATTCAGCACCTGGCCAATAGGAACGGCCTGGACCCTCACGTCGCTCAGATCGTTGACGAGATGAACAAGGTCGGCGTGGCCGACACCATCGACAAGCTGATGGGTGCTGCCGGTAAGGGTGGCGTCAATAGGCCCCAGGCATTCACATCTGCGGTCGATGATGCTGGCGCCCGGCTGGACCTGGCTTCTCGGTACGTTGAGGATGGTGTGGCCTACAAGGTCGCTCCGCTGGCCAAGACTCAGCTCTCCCAGACCGACACGCTCCTGCCCATCAAGGAAATGGACCGGCTGTTCCGTCGCAACTCAGGAGCCATCAAGGCCATCCGCAAGGCTGGCGGTTCCGCAGAGGATGCGGTCCGTACTGTTGGAGACAACCTCAACACTCTCTGGAAGGCATCTACTCTACTCCGCCCGGCCTACGTGCCTCGCATGATCTCGGAAGAGGCCATGCTGTCTGCTATCAAGTTCGGCTTCCTGAGCCGCATTCTTGGTGACAGTGGTGTCGGCATGAAGGACTTCGTCCTTAATAGGGCCCAGTGGGTCAACGCCGAACTTGGCGCTCCCGACCTCAAGGCCTTCGGCAAGACCCTCCTTGAGAACAAGGGCGGGAGCTACACTCCCGCTACTGGCAAGGGCATTGACTCCAGCCTGTCGGTCGTCAAGATTGGCGACCAGGACATCATTGAGTCTGTTAACGCGAGGCGTGCACAGCTTCAGGAGCAGATTGCCGGAACGACCGACCAGGTCGAGAAGGCCAAGCTTCAGGGGCTGCTTGATGTCACCAAGACTTCTCGCATCCGAGTGAACAAGGCGCTGCCTATCGTTCGTACTCGCATCTCCATGGAGAAGGAACTGCACGCAGGACTTCAGGGTGACCTCAAGGGTGTGCAGGTCAAGATGGACCGCGTTGACGCGGCCATCCTCAAGAATGGTGGCACCGCTACAGCCAAGCAGGCTGGTCGCAAGGAAGCCTTCCAGGCGAAGATCGATGACATCACCTCTCGCATGGATGATCACCAGAACGCCATCGATGAATTCACCGACTACGCCAACGAGATCTACCACACCGCAGTCAAGTCGACTGGTCGCCGCATGGGTGAGGGCACCTTCGAGGCCTTTGGTTACAAGATTCCTCAGGCATTCTCGACCGCAGAGAGTGAGGCAGTCCCTGGCGGCTGGCAGAACTCGATCCCCCGGGATCAGGTCTCTTCGGAGAATGCGTACACTGCAATGTACGCACGAGGTGAGGCCATTGACGCATCTCGCGCCATCAAGACTGGCGGCTGGACCATCATCACTCCGGATCAGCCTCACCACATGGCTGAGTGGACTCACGCACTCAACCGGCAGTTCGCTCAGGATGATCTCTTCCAGCTGGTAGCAGCTGACAGCGCGGGCCAGCAGGCCCGCGCCTGGCTCGCAACCAACGAAGGCAAGAAGCATCTGATGGATCTGGGTGTCGCTGGACGTAAGCCTGATCAGCTGGTGGATGACATCGGCCGGACACTCGACAAGTATCTTCCCGAGGACACCGGCCTTCGCCAGAAGATGGTGGACAACGAGGAGATCACGTCAGCAGACCTGCGCAAGGCTATCCCGGCAAGCGATTTCCCGGCAGTACATGGCCAGGAAATCAAGTCCAGCCTTGGCCTGTGGGCCAAGGATACCGGCGGCAACATGCTGGACCGGATGATTGAGAAGGGCTTCAACCGTCTCGGCACCCTCCCGTCTGACCTGATGTCCAGGCAGCCTGTGTACCTCCGATTCCAGGAGGCGCAGTACAAACGCATGCTGGCACAGGAGATCACCTACCGACAGTCGATCGGCAAGTCCGAAGCCGTCGAACCCAAGGTTCTCGAAAAGATCCTGCACGAGTCTGACAAGCTGGCCCGCAAGGACATCAGCCAGATCGTGTATGACCCGACGCGCACTAGCGCGTCTGAGGCCCTCAGGTTCCTGGCTCCGTTCTACTCTGCTCACGCTGATGGTCTCGCACGCTGGGGCGGAATGATCGCCGAGAAGCCTGAGATGCTGGGCAAGGTCGCCCGGATCTACAACGCCCCAGTCGCAGCCAATATGGTGACCGACAACCAGGGTAATCACGTGGACCTGGACGGCTACACCGATCAGCATGATCCGCTCACTGGCAAGTTTCTTGGCAGGAAGTTCGTTCCGATTCAGGACCGGACCATCCACTTCAGGCTTCCATGGTCGGACAAAAGTCAAGGCGATACACCAATCAAGATCCAGGCGCTGAATACCATCCTTCCGGGTGACCCTTGGTTCAACCCCGGCTCTGGCCCTCTCGTTCAGGTGGCTGGCACCGAGGTTGCCAAGAAATACCCGACTGCCGGGCAGTTCATGCAGTGGGCGAAGATCCTTCCGTACGGCCCTTCGGGGTCCGTAACGGAGGCAGTGACCCCGAAGTACATGCGGTCTATCTACGATGCCTGGAGGGGCAATGACCCCGACAACCAGGCGTATCAGAAGGCCTATATCGCAGTGATGAACAAGCATGTGGCTGAGTTCCACGACCCAAAGTCGGACTTCTACAAGAAGCCCTTCAAGCTCTCTGACGTCGACAAGGAAGCTCAGCACTTCATGAACATGGAGATCCTCGAAGCCTGGGGATCTCCGGCCCAGACCAGCAGGACGCCACTGACTGGCACCAAATATCAGTTCTTCGTGGATATGTACAACCAGCTCAAGCAGCAAGATCCCGAGACTGCTCGTGACAAGTTCATGGACAGGTACCCAGAGTACTTCAGCTTTACGGCTGCGCTGACTCAGAGCATGGGCATTGCAGCCACCGAGTCTGCCGACAAGATGGCGGAGAAGTACAAGGACCAGATCACTGCCGATCCTGACATGGCCAGCTTCTGGGTGGGCGACGTCTACAACGGCGGCGCCTTCAGTTCTTCGGTGTATCAGAAGCAGATGGAGCAGCACTTCGGCTCCGCCAAGGCTCGAACGGCAATCCCTGCCGATCAGGCCCTGGACAATGCCCAGACGGCTGCTGGCTGGTCGGCCTACATGAAGAACAAGACCGCGCTTGACAGCGCGCTCATCAGGGCTGGATTCAACTCCTACGACCAGCAGGGAGCCGAAGGGTTTCTTGAGGCCAAGCAGGGTATTGTGACCCAACTGGGTCAGCAGTTCCCGGCGTGGCAGCAGGCCTTCATGGTCACCGACCGCTCCAAGGTTCCTAACCGGATCGCTTCCTTCGAGAAGGCCGTGCAAGACCCGAGGCTCATGAGCGACCCGATGCGACAGGAGATGCAGCCGCTCGCCCAGTACCTCATTGCCCGCCAGGCATTCAAGAAGGAACTGGAGAACCGGGGAGCTAAGCAGCTCTCGTTCGGGATCAGCGACCCCAACAGTGATGCCAATACGATTAACCGAGGCTCTGGCGTTGGAGAAAACGCAGACCTGGCTAACGCTTGGAACACCTTCACGATGGGACTCGTCAACTCGAACACCGCATTCGGTGATCTCTACAACCGCTACTTGTCTAACGACATGCTTCAGTAAGGAGGAGTCATGAGTTCACCGACACCAGGAGGACTTCTGTTCGACGCGAACTCTCTGATCTCCAACCCTGGAGGCAGCGGTGTGCGTGCACCATCGCTTGGGGCCTCGCCCCTCACGGGGGCGAGGGTGTACATGGGTGGTGGTGGCACCGGTGGCCAGGTGGGTAATACTACCGATCCGACTGGTGCCACCAAGTCCGGTCCGAAGCTGGTCGGGTCTCAAGGGCGTTACACGCCCTATGAAGAGGCCCGGCTGCTTCCGACCACCTGGGACAAGAACACCCTGAGCAAGTTCGTCAATAAGGGCATCCTCAATAAGGTGGCTGGCTTCAGTGCCGACATGGGCATGCCCGAGATTGTCAGCGCCTGGGATGACCTGGTTCAGTCTTCGATCGCCTTCTCTGGCGGCAGCAAGAAGTGGACTCCTTGGGAGATCATGGACAGCTACGGCAATGCTGGTAAGTTCGGCACCACCAAGTCTGCCGATGGTGACTGGCTGCTTGATGCAGCCACTGGCGAGAAGATCAAGTACATCGGCCCTCGAACCAAGACCACCACGTCCAAGCATATCGATCTCAGCTCTCCCGAGGATGTCAGGGCCCTGGCTACCCAGTCCCTGACCGAGTTGCTTGGCCGTGCACCCACAGCCGAGGAGATGACCAAGTATCGGTCGGCCATCTCTGGTTACGAGAAGGCAAACCCTCAGGTCACCAAGACCACCACGACCCTGAATGATCAGGGCGAGGCGGAGAGTGAGAGCAGCACCACTTCTGGTGGTGCTACCGATGCAGCCCGAGCAGGACTCATCTCGGACGAAGCCAAGCAGGGCCCCGAGTACGGCAAGTTCCAGTCGGCAACGACTTACTTCAACGCGATGATGCAGATGATGGGAGGTTAGCCGTGACGGACGGATCAGCGATCGTCGATTACCTGAAGCAGTTCATTGGCACTCCGTACGTCTGGGGTGGCAACAGCCTGAGTAATGGCGTCGACTGTTCCGGCCTGGTACAGCAGGGCTTCAAGCACTTCGGCATCAGTCTCAACCGAACAACTTACGACCAGATCGGTCAGGGCTCAGCGGTAGGGATGAAGGGTCTCCGTCCTGGAGACCTGGTGTTCTTCGATACCGACAAGGGAACTGCTGGCCCTGACCACGTGGGAATCTATGCAGGCAATGGCAAGATGATTCACGCACCACGCCCCGGAAAGGGCGTGGAGATGGTTGACATGACTTCCGGCTACTACATGGATCGCTTCATGGGTGGCCGTCGAATGGATGGCGTCAAGAATGCAGGCGCCTCCAGCGCCGATGGGCCCAGCGAGAAGGAAGTCAAGATGACTCCCGAGGAGCTGGCATCCAACTACGGCTGGAGTTACGCATTCCTGCACTCCAACCCCGAGCTCAAGAAGCTGTTCAACGAGGCCGTAGGAGCCACCTGGAGCGCCTCAAAGTTCCAAGCCGAACTCCGGGACACTAACTGGTGGAAGAAGACCTCAGACACGGCCAGGCAGGCTCAGCTCCAGAAGACCACGGACCCTGCCACGTGGCAGGCTTCGATAGCAGCCACGACCATTCAGGTCCAGCAGCTAGCGGCTGAGGTTGGTGCAGCCATTCCGCAATCCAAGCTCAAGGGGATTGTGGAGAACATCCTGAAGACTGGCATGGATGAAGACGGCATCAGGAACACTCTCGGCAAGTACGTGCAGTTCACCAAGGACGGCACACTCAAGGGTGAAGCTGGCATGCATGAGTTCACCATGAAGCAGTATGCCGCCCAAATGGGCGTCAAGCTGGACGACCAGGCCATCAAGAATCAGGCGCAGCTAGTAATTCGTAAGCTCGCCACCACGCAGGACTTCGAAGACCAGATCAGGACGCAGGCCAAGTCCGCATTCCCCGGTTACGAAGAGCAGATCGACGCTGGGGTTACCGTAAAGGATATGGCCAGCCCTTATGAGCAGATGATGGCTAAGGAATTGGAATTGCCGTCCGTGGTGGACGGCCTTGATGATCCTGTCATTCGCTCCGCCATGAATGGATTGAATAAAGATGGTAAGCCTACTGGCATGTCTCTTACTGATTTCCAGTCCAGTCTTCGGAATGACCCAAGGTGGAGATCCACCAGCAACGCCAGAGACTCGGCAATGGACGTGGGCGCAGGAGTACTACGGGACATGGGACTTATCTCAGGAGGGCAGTAAGATGGCACCAAGCCTCGATCAGCTCCTCTGGGCCATTGGTCAGCAGGAATCCGGCGGGCGCTACAGCGTAGTCAATTCAATTGGCGCTGTCGGTAAATACCAGGTAATGAAGGCGAACATCCCCTCGTGGTCCAAGGCCGCTCTTGGTTACTCGATTAGCTGGCAGAAGTTCAGGGACTCCCCTTCTCTTCAGGAGAAGATTGTTCGCTACAAGATGAACGGCTACTACAAGAAGTACGGCTTCCGTGGTGCTGCATCTGCCTGGTATTCAGGCAACCCAAACCTTTCGGAGTCCACCAGGTCTCAGCCTGGTGGGCCTTCCATTAAGGGATATGTTGATTCAGTACAGGCGCTCGCCAATCGATCGCCAAAGAATCTGAAGTCCTCCAGTTCATCGAGTGGTGGAGGTGGAGGGAGCGGAAGCGTGGCCAAGTCTGCCAAGGAGACAGCCGAAGATTACGGCTTCATGCTCACGCTCTTCAATTCCAACCCAGAACTGAAGAAGCTATTCAACAAGGCAGTCGACAAGGGTTACTCGCCCTCGAAGTTCCAGGCCGAATTGCGTGACACCAAATGGTGGAAGACCCACACTCAGCAGCAGCGAGACTTCCTCACCCTTAAGTACGGTGACCCGGCAACGGCTAACCAGAAGCTGAAGGACGCCGAGATTCATGTCAGGCAGCTAGCCGAATCAATGGGCCTGAGGGCAGGCCCTGGCATTGAGAAGAAGATCGATACCTGGGCATTGAATATGGCGATGAATGGCTGGGACGACAGTCGGCTCCGATGGGATATCGGGAAGTCCGTTAGCTTCCGAGACGACGTCCGCCAGGGCGAAGGCGGAGAGGCAATCGACAAGCTGCATGATGTGGCCTATAACATGGGCATTACGATGTCGGCTGGCTGGTATGCCGATAGCGCTCGGGCAATCATTCGAGGTACTGGCACCCAGCAAGACTATGAAGACCAGCTGCGCAAGCAGGCCAAGTCTCTGTTTCCCGGTTGGGCCAAGCAGATCGACGCAGGGCAGACGGTGGCCGACCTGGCTAATCCCTACCTCAGTTCGATGAGCCAGATCCTCGAACTCCCGCCAGGCAGCATCAATCTCTTCGATCCGACAATCAAGAAGGCCCTTACCTACAAGGACCCGAAGACCGGAGCGAGTGCGCCTAAGGCCATCTGGCAATTCGAGAATGATCTCAGGGCAGACAATCGCTGGAAGTCCACCCAGAATGCACAGAATTCCATGATGCAAGTGGCACACCAGATACTCGCTGATTTCGGCGTTAAGAATTAGGAGGGCAGATGACCACACCGGCAGATGGTAACCCAGAAGCCCTTCAACTTCTGCTGAGGAAGTACGACAACGACATCAGCCATCAAAGGGCTGCAGTCGCTAAGTACAAGTCGGCTGCCGCAAACAAGAGCATCTCGGCAAAGGCCAAGGCTGCATTCCAAGCATTGCAGGCCAAGGCCCAGAAGACGCTTGACAGCACAACCAAGATCAGGGCAACCACTCAGACCAATTACTACAAAGCGACAGGGCAGTACGACAAGCTGCTTTCAGGAACAGACCGGGATGCCTATGCTGCCATCTCGACTCTCTTTAAGTCCTATGGACTGGAGTCGCTGGCAGGGAAGGTATATGAATTCGTCAAGAATGGATACAGTCCGGACACTGTTTCGATTCTCCTTCAGGATACGAAGGAGTACAAGGAGCGATTCGCTGGCAACGAGCTGCGAAAGAAAGCTGGTCTGCCGGTCTTGTCGGCAGGCGAGTATCTGGCTACAGAAGCCAGCTACCAGCAGATCATGCAGCAGGCCGGACTTCCGTCCGGCTTTTACGACCAGCACTCCGACTTCAATAACTGGATCGGAGGCAACGTCAGTCCTTCCGAGATTCAGACTCGGGTGGATCTGGCTAGCCAGGCTACGGTTCTGGCTAATCCGGATTATAAGAAGGCTTTGAATGCGATGGGAATTGCGGACAGCGACCTGACCGCCTATTTCCTGGACCAGTCGAAGGCATTGCCTTATATCCAGAAGGCTGCTGCGACCGCACAGATCGGCGCGCAGGCCTTGCATAACAACCTTGCATTCGACCAGGCGTACTCAGAATCGCTGGCCACTCAGGGGATTACTGCAGAGCAGGCAGGCCAGGGGTATTCGCAGATCGCCCAGGAGGCCAGCACAATCGGCAACCTGGCTTCTATCTACGGAACCACCTACGGTCAGCGAGAAGCCGAACAGGCCACCTTCGAGGGCAATGCAGGGGCAATCAATAAGCGCAAGCAGCTAGCCTCGCGTGAGCGAGGCCAGTTCTCTGGCGGAGTAGGAACCGGTGCGTCTGGTCTTTCCGGGCGCGGCGGAGCAAGGTAAGGGCAATGGCATACGGGGTGGTTCGAGTCCACCCGCTCTACCGGCACGGAGATCGACCGGCCCTCCAGTGCTGTATTTCAGTCCGGGATCACATAACGGCGAGCTGCACCGGCCTCCCCAGGCTGGACCGTATGGCGCCACCATTTAGGGAGATGCACATGAACGACGCATGGGGTTACGACGACAACGAGCAGAACCAGCCTGGCCACAACGATGGGCCCAAGGCTCTGCGTGACGCTTACGACGCTCAGAAGAAGGCAAACCAGGAGATCATGGCAGAGCTCGCCGCGATCCGCCAGGAGCGTGCTACTGAGAAGCTGTCGTCCGTCTTCAGCGAACTGGGTGTTCCGGATGCAGCCAAGCTGTACACCGGAGACGCCGACCCGGAGAAGGCCCGCGCATGGGCCGAATCCATGCGAGCCGCCTTCGGCTCTGGTAACGCTCAGCAGGCTACTCCTGCGGACGTTCCTACTCCGCCTGCGCTCGATGCGCAGGCGCAGCAGCAGTATCAGCAGATGGCTTCCGCAGGTGCTGACGGCAACCCCGTCACGTCCATGGAGGCAGCTTCCGCAAGCGTAAGCGCTGCGGGCAACCTTCAGGAGCTGATGGCGGCTATGAACGCCGCACAGCGCTTGCAGTAAGCCATCCTTCCCTTAGGAGATCCTAGTGGCTAACGCCTTTACCGGCACTGGGGCAATGAGTGCCATTGTCCAGACCGCCTATGACCGCGCGCTTGAGTTCGCTCTGCGCGCACAGCCCATGTTCCGCCAGGTCGCTGACAAGCGGCCGGTTCAGCAGTCGATGCCCGGTTCCTCGGTCGTCTTCTCCCTGTACCAGGACCTTGCTCAGCAGATCACCCCGCTGAATGAGCTGGTTGACCCGGACGCCGTTGCGGCCGGTAACCCGACCACGGTTTCCGTGACTCTGAATGAGTACGGTAACTCGATCCTGGTCTCCAACAAGCTGGACCTGTTCAGCTTCACCGACGTGACTGCTGGTCTCGTCAACCAGGTTGCCTGGAACCTGATCGACTCTGTCGACCTGATCGTCCAGAACGTTCTGGCTGCGGGTACTCAGACGCTGCGGCGCTCCGGTACCGCTGGTGTCGTCGGCTACGGCTTCGGCACGACCCCGACCAACCCGGTCGCGGTCAACCAGATCGGTGGCGCTGCTGACGCTAACATCGCGTTCTCTGCCTTCAACTCGGTCATGGCTCGGACGGCTCCCGTCCAGCTGCGGACGAACAAGGTTCACCCGAACAAGGGTTCGCTGTACACCGCGTACATCCACCCGCAGGTCTCTTATGACCTGCGACAGGAAACCGGTGCGGCTGCCTGGCGTGACCCGCACAACTACTCTGCGGCCGACAACATCTGGGCTGGCGAGATCGGTTCGTACGAGGGCGCTGCGTACATCGAAACTCCTCGCGCCCAGAGCGCTCAGACTGGTGCTGCGTACTCTGGTGCGTCTGCTCCCGCTGGTGCCTCGCGTGTCTACAACACGTACTTCACGGGCCAGCAGGCTCTTGCTGAGGCTGTTGCCGAAGAGTTCCACACCATCCGTGGCCCGGTGGTTGACAAGCTGACTCGCTTCCAGCCGCTCGGCTGGTACGGCGTCGCTGGCTGGTCGCTGTACCGCCCGGAGTCCCTGATCGTCGCTCAGTCTACGTCGACCCTGCGGCCGACCAGCTAATAACTTGCTGGATTCGGGGACTTTACTAGGTCAGTAAAGTCCCCGTTTTAGGCAACAAACTCTAGGAGGTTCAATGTCCGCATGGAACTCGAACGGCCTGACCGTTCGAACTACGGCCGCTACGACTGACACCATTCTCGCAACGGATGACGTCATCGTCTACACGGCCGGTACGGCCAAGGCCGTCTCGCTCCCGAGCGCGGCCCTGTCGACCGTTCAGCTCGGCAAGGTTTACCGCATCGTCAACGCCGGTGCTGGCGCCCTCACCATCACTCCGACTGCTGGCACAATTGATGGTGCTGCCACCCGAGTCATGGTCACGGCTCCGACCGCTGGTACGCCTGGCTGTCAGCAGATTGTCAGTGATGGCACCAACTGGCGCAGCATCTCGTACGTTGTCGGCGCCTAATCACTAAGGAGGGGGCCTCGTGGCCACATGGCTATTCACCACGCCTACAGTCTCTGAGGCTCCCTTCGCGTGGAACGACCTGATGGTTCGATATCGGATGGATAGGGGAGTCTCAGTCCAAGAAGTAGCACCCTGCCAATACGAACTCATCAGGTACTACGCGTACACGGATGAACTGGGGGCAAGCAACTTGCCCACCAATCCGAACCAGGATACCGAGTTCTGGCCCGCCCCTTCGGCGGGCCTTAACTTCTTCAGGGGCGGATATGAACATCTAGTAAGTGACGCAGTAAAGGCGTGCCTGATCTCTTCGGGTATCGGTATCACTGAGGATAACTTCAGCACTCCGCCCGGCTCATTCGGCTTCGGTGGATTCGGAGAAGGAGGGTTCGGAGGATGACTTACACGGATATCCCCAAGGGCACCCAGAACTGGAACGTGCCCGTCAACGCTGCATTCAGCAGCCAGGACGTGCGCATCACGTCCGTAGAGAACAACAAGTACGACAAGACCGGTGGCGCACTGACCGGCGAGATCAGCACCAACCTGAACAGCCGGTCTGCATTCTTCAAGACGACCAGCCAGACGGACCATGTGGTCACGATCTTTCAGGCCAGCACGACTGGCGTCGACACTGGAGCCGCGCTCAATGTTGTCTCGGACAACAAGGAGACTTCAGCCATGTACCTCAGTGGCACCGAGAATGCTCGGGGCACCTTCAAGGTAACCCACAGGAACCCTGGGCTGGGTGCAGCAGCAGACGCTAGCGCGTCCGCCATCTCCGTGGACCTCCAGTACAACGCGCAGGGCGGAACGGCTGCTCGCGGCCTCTTCATGACCGGCACCGATGGCCCCACGACTGGCGATCTGGTCACGATTCGCAACAACGCCCGAGACGACTTCGTGATCAAGGCCAACGGGTCCGTAGGAATCAGGCTCCCCATTGCGTCTACTCCAGCTGGAGCGCTTGACGTTCGCCAGGTGGACACCAGCACGGTTGGCATCGCGATGACTGCGGTGGCGGCCGGTCAGCAGATGGTGTTGCTCAAGGATTCTGGCGGTAGCGCCCGCTTCGAGATCAACGCCTCCGGCAACGCGGTCTTCCGAGCCAACATGCTGAGCACAGCACCATTCCAGATGGGCTCGACCACCGCAGACTTCGGTGGACTTACCGGCTCTGGTATCGGCATGAAGAACGCAACGGCAGTACCGTCAACGAACCCCACTGGTGGCGGCATTCTTTACGCGGAAGCAGGCGCACTCAAGTGGCGCGGTTCTTCCGGAACCGTAACTGTAATCGCTCCCGCCTAGGAGATCCAATGACTGTCAGTTCACTGAACTACATGACCGGCAACCTGCTCACCGGCAGCGACGTGAACATTTCACGCGATGACCTCTATGCGGGCACTGCTCCAGTCGTCACGAACACTCAGCAGGCTGGCAGCACGATCGCCTCTGCTCAGAAATGGACGCCAGCGCCTGTTGCGCTGGCTGGTGGAGACAAGCTGTTCGCCTTCCAGTACTTCGGTGGCGGCAGCTTCACCAATGGCGTCGGTGTGCCCGACAGCTCCTACATACTGCCACTCAGTCGCTACCCCAACACCTATGCATCGGGTCAGTCGAACTGGTCGACAGGCTTTATGTACTACGGGCAGACCTTCGAGATCAAGTACAAGTATATCGGTGCGGCCACCATGTACCGGCTGACCATCAATGGGCGGAGAGTAACTGACGTCCCAGTCGCGACTGGGGGCACCACTCCTGGATCCAGCAACGTCCTCAAGTTCGACCTTGGATCTGTTGCTGTCTGGAATATCCGACTCGACTTCGCAACGATGCCCTTCGGGGGCATCTTCACCGGGCCCAATGACTCGATGTTCAATCCGTTGCCCTCGAAGCGGGTGATGATCCTGGGTGACAGCATCTCGGATGGCTCCGCACAGAACACTGGAGCGGGCCTAGGTACCTGGGTCTATCGCTCCGCCAGGCTGAGCAACATCAATGACATCTGGAACCAGTCCCGTGGGGGGACTGGTTACATCACTCCCGGCGCATTCACGACCATCCCGAACCGAGTGCCCACGGACATCGTGCCTTATGCGCCCGAACAGGTGATCGTGTTCGCTGGCTACAACGACGGGACCACGGACCCTGCGGTACTCCGCCAGATTGCAGCAGCCCACAAGTCCACGATAGACCAGATCAGGGCCGGTGTGCCTGGTGTGGACGTCGTGACGGTTGGCTACTGGAATCCTTCGGGGACTGTCGGCACCACTGCTCAACTGATGAGCGACACCATCAAGGCCTCGTGCTTCGCCCTGGACGTACCATACATCGAGCCGATCACTGGCAATGTGTACGACGTCTACTCGAACCTGGTCTATTCGGCTGGCCCCTGGGTCACTGCTGGCAACGCCTCGGTGGTCATCGGTGGAGACTCCGTACACCCCACGAATGCAGGGCACTACATCATCGGTAACATCATGGCGGCCTCGCTGGGGGCCCTGACCAACTAGGAGATGTCATGGCAGCGAAGCCCAACAAGAAAGCCCCACTCGGTCAGGGTGGCCGCTTTGCAGCGGTTGCCAAGGCTGCCGGTGGTGGCAAGAAGGGTGCGGCCATAGCCGCAGCCGCTGGACGCAAGAAGTATGGCAACGCCAAGATGGCCAAGATGGCTGCGGCAGGAAAGAAGAGGGCCAAGTAATGAGCGATGCAGAGAACTACGACCCGGCCAAGGTGCCTTGCAATCCCACCTGGTCCAGCCCCAAGGAGTGCTACCCGATCGCTGGCCCTGGTGGTAACACCACGCTGATCGAGAACAATGAGAAGGGCATCCTGGAGACCAATCTCTTCCGGGTTATCGCCATGCACCAGGAGGCCGACCTCGGCTCCGAGCACGACATGCATAAGCAGGGCATCTACACCACCAACTCCATGGGAGACAACGACTAACATGCCTCCGGTTCAGAAGAAGACGACGAATGAAGTCGAGTCACTCCTCAAGGTCGGAGACCAGATCCACCTGGTCTCCGGCGGGCGCACGTTGCAGAACTACACCGTGATGGCGATGGATGACCGGCTGGTGAAGTTCAGCGCCAACCCGCAGATCGCTCCGCAGACGGATTACATCTTGATCCCATGGACCAGCATCGAGGTTATGGGGCTGCCGAATGCCCAGAGCTAAGAGTCGGAAGCACTGCACCTCCGGGTGCAGCACTGGTGGACACAGGAGCTGGGGAGAGTGCATGCGAGACAAGAGCCTTCAGCTCTCCCCGGCGGTGAATGGTGACTACGGCAAGAGGCAGAAGGCCTGGGACAAAGAGCTCTCAAGCTATGAGTCTGCCGTCAAGCAGGGCGTCCAGCCCAGGGGCACCAAGCAAGCGCAGATCGATGCTGCCATGAAGAGCAGCCAGGAAACCGGAGTCGCTTACCAAGCATAGGACGGGGAATTATGTCAGCAGAGCAGACAGTACGGATAGATGGATCAGTCATAATCAATGGAACTGCAAGCACGGCAATGACCGTAGCTCAGGTACCGCCCGCCAAGTCGGGCGCCCCCACTCAGGCTAACGTCCTGGCCGGTTCTGCGACAGGCCCTAGCGGCATCATCTCGCTGATCGCAGGTGAAGTCTGGTACGGATACCTCCAGCTCTCCGCCTCCCTCGAAGGCGCCACCCAGGAAACCCTGGTGACCATCAACACCTCGAACCTCTCTGCTGTTCCAGCCCCCGATGTGGACCTGGTGACATTGAACTTGGCTACAGGCACGGCGACTGACGCCGTGACTATGACCGCCCGCACCAACTACATGTACATATACGCCAATGGCGACACGGATCTGAGCCTGAACATCACGGGCGACCCGGCTGTCGTTTCCGGTAGCGCTTACGGTTTCCGTCTCGCATAAGGAGAAGCAATGGTTGCTACATTCGATCTGATCGCGCAGCGGGTGAAGCAACAGCTTCTTGGCTACACGCGAGACCAGGCCTCGGTTACTTTCCTCACCAATCCGATGACCGACACGGATATCACGTTCAATGTGGACACCGAGACAGTCACGGCCTTGAGCCGTGGCGTCGTTGAGATCGGTGAGGAAATGATCCTGGTCAAGAAGTACGACAAGACGACTGGCCTGGTCACCACATACGGCCCTAACGGCCGAGGGGTGGAAGGCACCGTAGCCACCGCCCACTCCCTCAATGACTTCGTTACAGCGGACCCCAGGTACCCTGTCGCCCGCATCAAGGAAGCCATCAACGACACCATCTCCGGTATCTACCCAGACATCTGGGTGTTCGGGGAGTTCGAGTTCAACTACGTGGCAGCACGCTACGAGTACCCGATCCCTGTCGAGGTCGATGACGTCTACAAGGTGACCTGGAACACCATTGGTCCGTCCGCCATCTGGCGTCCGGCCCGCACCTATAGGTTCAACCCTCAGGCGTCGACGACTCCGGGCCAGACCAAGCCGACCCCGACACCTACCGGCAAGACCATTCAGATCCTGGACGATGGCATCGTGCCTGGTCGCGCAATCAGGGTGACGTACATCACCGCCCCCAGCGAGTTGGTGAACGGCAACGACCCCTTCGAGCTGACTACCGGCCTGCCTGACCGCATGATCGACATGATCGTGTACGGCGCCTGCTGGCGCCTCCTGCCTGGCTGGGAAGCTGGACGCCTTCAGCAGCAGTCGATCGAGTCCACCGAGCGTGCGCCCCTGGTGCCTACTGGTGCTGCCTCTGACGCCTCCAAGTACTACCTCGGACTGTATCAGCGTCGCCTTGACGAAGAGCGCGACCGGCTGTTCCGCCTGTTCGAGAACTTCCAGACCTTCAACAGCTAGATCAACCACGACCAACTCTTGCCCTGGACCGCCCAACGCATGGTGCTCTTACCGACACCGTACTCATTGGCCAGGGCGAGATAGGTTACTTCACCCGTTGCGTATCGACGACGGCACTCCCGAACGTCATCCTCGGTCAACTTGTGCGCGCACTTCTCGCCCCTTGCGTGCACCATCTGACCCCGCTCAATAGCATCCCTCATGTTGTCTGCATGATCTCCGTCCACCAGGTGGTCTGGGTTGCAGCAGGCGTAGGTGTCGCACGCGTGCCTGCACACGTTCGGCCAGTGGCCATGCGTGATCAGGAATGCAGTGCGGTGGGCATAGAAGTTCTTGCCTTCATCGCGAAGCCCGAAAACTCCATAGCCCAACCCGGCCTTTGCGCCGTCCCAAATCCAGCAACCATTGTCATTCTCAGTGGTTCGAGACTTGATCCAAACCAGGTCGATGTCTCCGATGAGCTTGCCCATTAGGGCCTCCTGAAGGTAGGTGATGTGGACGTGGTTGTCCGTTTCTTACTCTAGTGTAGCACCTGAAACCACATTGTCAAGCGGCATTACCGGTGCGAGCACTTCCATTACGGTTGGCTCGGTCACCGGCTTCCCTTCGAATACTCCCTACACCCTGGCCCTCGACTACGAGGGCATCACCGAAGAGCTGGTGCAGGTCAACAACGCTGCTGGCACCACCCTCACGATCGCCCGAGCGATCGATGGTACTTCGGCTGCATCCCACAACGCTGGGGCCCGCGTGCGCCACGTCAGCAGCGCTCGTGACTTCGCCGACTCCCGTAGTCACGAGAACTCCGATCAGGGTATCCATGGCCTGGCGCCTGGCGATGTCCTGGTCGGAGAGGATGCAGTCCAGACGCTGACCAACAAGACCCTGGTGAGTCCCACCGTAAGTGGGACCATTGCCGGTTCTCCTAACTTCAGCGGCACATGGACCGGCAACCCCGTAGTGGGTGCCAAGGTCAGGTTGCAGAACACCAGCGACGTATCTGCGACGTCCACCGACCACGCATTCCAGATCGGCCTGGACAACAGCCAGAACCTGCGCATGGACAACAACGAGATCCAGGCCATCAATAACGGCGTAGGCTCTCAGCTACTGCTACAGGCCGACAGCATCCAAACCTCGTTCATGGTGAACGCCGGTGTGGACAACACCACCAGCGCCATCACCGCCAACGGCACGGTCCAGGGCAACATCATAAGGTCCGACAGGCCCGCTGGTACTGCCACTACATTCATCGCCCGCACAACGGGCGATGCTAATGGTCGCTGGTTCACCCTGGCCAATGGCGCCAACCGATGGTCCGATGGCACGGCGGCATCCGATGCTGGTATCAGCCGGACGGCTCCCGGCGTGCTGACCGTGGACAACAGCCTCGCGATCACCAATGGTCTGACGGTTCCGAACATCTCATCCTCCGGGACCAGCTCATTCGTCAACCTGACAGTGACTGGCAACTTCAACCCCCCGCAAACCACAGCCTCCGGGGCGACGATCGGCACTGCCGGGGCTGGCTGGTCGCTGGTCGGCATCAATGGATTCATGATCGGTGGAACCACCTTTGTCACCGGAGTGGTCAATCGAACTGGAGCCAGCATCAACCCAACCACAACGGCCCCCGACGCAGGCCAGGTTCCGGACACCACGATGGTGACTATCACTCCAGCCTGGCGCCCCAATGTTGGCTACCCCTCGGCCATCGCCTGCCCGATCACTGACGGCATTGGCTTTGGTGGCTGCCGACTCAACACGGACGGCACCGTGGACCTGGTTTCCTGGCTGCCCAATAATCAGATCACCTCTGGGGGAGGAGCCAACCTTCGCTTCTCTCTTTCTTACCCTAGCGCATAAGGAGGGCTGGCAATGGCCGAAATTGTACGCAAGATTCCAGACCAGCTCTCCGGGCTGGGAACCGCAGGCTCCGGCCAGTACATGCTTCAGGACAACCTGTACGACTTCGCCATTGCTGGCCAGCCCTTCCTGTCCGCCATCAGTGATGCTCGTCCGCACACCAACCGAATGGCACCCATTCGCAAGGAGCAGTTCGACAACTTCGCAGAACCTGGTGAGCAGTCCCTCCAGGGCTGGTGGCTTCGGTCGCAGTCGAACTTCACTGGAGGAGCCGGTGTCCTTTACCAGGACCCCGACACGGACAATCAGTTCAACCTGAGGTTCTCCGACTCCTTGGGCGTCAATCCATGGACGCCTGGTTCTCTTCAGCTGCTGAGGCAGACCGTCCTGGGCAAGTCCTCTTCGGTGACAAACAACCGAGTGCAGGGTTACGTCACCTCGGGTGGCGTTGACGCCTACTGGGACATGGACGCCAGCAACTTCACCAAGGTGACCGACTCCGGGAACACCGCAATCCTCACTGGCACTGCCGATGTCCTGTTCGACCTGGGTTCTACTGGTGACACATACATCCTGATCACATCGACGGGGATCTACAAGGGCACCGACGCTGGTGCCCGTACTCAGATCTACAACACAGCCAATGCGAATGGGCTCATCGAGTTCGTCAAGGACAGGCTGATCGCAGCCGTTGGGCCTAACGTCTATCAGCTGGCACTCAGTCCTCCGGGAGCGCCTATCGCGCTCCCTACTGCCGACTACACGCACCAGGACCCCAACTGGAGATGGCGGAGCATAACTGACGGACCGACTGCGATCTACGCAGCAGGCGACTCAGGCACTACGAGCCAGATCCACAAGTTCTCTGTGGTCAATGGAACTACCGGCCTGCCTGAGTTCGAGTGGGCGGGCGTCACTGCCACCATGCCTACCGGCGAGAAGATCAATACGATCTACCAGTACGTTCAGTCGTTCGTCGGCATCGCTACCAACAAGGGCTTCAGGGTCGGGGAGATCGACGGCAACGGCGACATCACCTATGGCCCGCTCCTTTTCACTCCGCCTGGCGGCTGTGCTGGCATCACTGGGTTCGACACCTTCATGTGGACGGGCACCACAGCCCAGCACGCTGGCTCCTCAGGGCTTTACAGGGTAGACCTGGGCTCCGCTGTGCAGGAGCAGACGACAAGGGCCATACGGTACGCCTACGCCCGAGACATCTATGCCACCAGTCCAGTGAGCCAGGTTGTTTCGGTGACCAACTTCGGCCAGTCGAACCGCATTGTCTATGCAGCCAACCTGACCGGCTCCTTCAAGGAGCAGGCCACCGAGCTGCTTCCTAATGGGTTCATCGACACCGGCCGCATTCGGTTCAACACCGAAGAGCCTAAGTTGTATAAGTTCTTCTCGGTGCGTACCGCTTCTCCACTACTCGGCAACATCTCGGCCAGCATTCTTTCGGAGGGCGGCGGGGTTATCCCCGCCATCACCTATGGACCCACCAATAATGGTGGCACCAAGGACGTTGGCATTCAGCAGCCTACCGGCCCTCAGAACTGGCTGGCCCTTAGGTTCACTCTGTTCCGTGATCCGTCGATCACGTCTCAGGGCGGAGTGATGAACGGCTGGCAGGTCAAGGCGCTCCCTGGTTCTATCCGCCAGAGGATCATCACCCATCCATTCCTCCTGCTTGACAACGAGAAGGACAAGGGAGGGCAGCGGATTGGATACGACGGATACACACAGGACAGACTCACCGCCTTCGAGGCTACAGCCCGAGCCGGTGACGTCGTTCTCTTCCAGGAACTGGCAGCACAGCTGGTTACGCAGGTCGTTATCGACGACTTCGAGTTTCAGCAGACCGGTCCTCCTGGTCCTAACGGACCCACGGGAGGTTACCTGACTGTCGTTATGAGAACGGTAGCGGAGAGTACGTAACGGCTAAACGGAGGGGAACATGGACGTCGCGACTGCAAGTCAGTTGGCTGTCCTGGTTGCTGGCATCGGGGGAGGCTGGGCAACCGGACGTAGGGGAGTGGCTAGGCAGACCGTGGATCTCTTGCAGATCCAGGTAGCAGCGCTCAAGGAAGAGAAGGTCTCGAAGGACGTGGAACTGAGTGAGATCAAGGGCAGAGTGGAAGTACTCGAAGGCCTGGTCACTCAGAGGGCTGCGGTCGATGAGGTCCACGAAGAGCTGAAGGAGGTCCACCACAAGGTGGACCGCATTTCGAGTAGGGTGGGGGCATGACACCCACGTGGCTCCGTAGACCTGTAGTAGTGGTGGCGAATGAGCGAGACGAGTTCGCTGTCCGGCACGTACAGAAGGCTCTAGGATGGATCGAGAATGGCGAGATGGACGATGCCATGAAGTCTCATCTGCGAGGCCTTCAGATGCTCTTCCAGCTGCCCGTAACGGGCATCCTGGATAACGCAACAGCAGAGCAAGTAGAACGCATCCGAGAATATGGATCAGTGGAGGGTTAATGAACGCATACCTTAAGGACCTGGCAGAGCGGGTAGTCACCACGGCTGCCTTCACGTTCTTGTCGGTCTTCACCGTCACGGACCTGTCGTCCGCCAAGTCTGCTGGCCTTGCGGCTGCGGCTGCTGGGCTGTCGCTTCTCAAGGGAGCGCTCGCCAAGTTCGTGGGCGATGAGTCCGCTGGACTGAAGTAAGATCAGATCATACAAAGAACCGGCCTACCTTTAGGGGTAGGCCGGTCTTTTTTGCGTTCTACTTCAACGCCCTCCCGCAACCGTTGCAGTGGCTGTAACCCTTGGGGCTGGTGCCCCCACATTTGATGCAGATCTGGTCACTCATCGTCATCCACTCCAGTGCAGATGTCATAGCCGGGGCAGAAGTCAAACATCGAGTGGACTCCATCCGGGCAGAGATAGTAGTCGGGAGCCTTGCCAGCGTCCCGGTCCTCCGAGTCTTCCCAGAATGGAATGGGATCACTCATCTTCCAGCTCCTCCACGCTGGCCTGGACCAGGATGATCTCAGGCTGCTCGGGCTCGTCGGTGCACCACGGGTCTGGGTCCTCAGCCATGGCGCTGCTCCCCGCAGCCATCGCGCTCGGAGACGTCGTTGCCCACCTGGGCCCAGGAGTGGAAGCACTCATCGTCCGCCAGGTTGCGAATGATCGCGCGGTCAGTGACGAAGACCTGACCAATGAGGTCGGCCACGCGGGGAGCCTCGCTCGCCTCGTTGTACTCCGTGGCGCCCTGAAGCTGAGACAGCCAGGCATGCCCGATGGTGGCATAGCCAGCCAAGTCAAGGAACGAGTCCATCAAGGACTCGCCAATCACCTTCGGCGCCCCTGTGGTGCCAATCAGCTTCTCGATGCGCGTCATCTTGATGGCGACCTGAGCGGTGATGAGCTGCGTTACCGAGATGCCAGCGAGTTCAGCAGACTTCTCGAAGTTGCTGAACTCGCCGGTCGGTGCGTAGTCGGAGTTCTTGGAGAGCAGAGTCTCCGCCAGTGCATCGGCGCTGGCTTGGATGTAGCTGTTCGGATCACGAGTCATCGCGAACTTCCTTCTCGAAGTGCTTGGTCTCGATGGTCCGCCACTCAAGGAACGGAACCATCAGCTCACCCTTGGCCGCAACCAGTTGCTGCCGCTCAACCTTTACGTCGCAGTCGCTGGGAATCCAGGACAGGAACGGAATCCTTTTGGTGTACGGACCGATAAACTTGACGTCTTCGAACGCCTGGCCCTTGACCCTGCCGTAACCGTCGCGCTCATGCACTCCGGTAGCGGTGACCTTGAAGCGATAGATGTTGGTGTGGTCAGCTGTCTGTCGATACGACATGGACTACGATCACTCTCCCAATCTTGGCATGTTCGATGAGGTTGGCGCACTGTTGGCAGGGCTCTGCGGTGACGTAGATCGTGGCACCCTCGCAGGATTTGAGTCCTGCTTGAAGGATGGCGTTGTGTTCGGCATGAATCGCAACGCACGGAAAAGCATTGTAGTCAGCGCCCGGAGGAACCTCGGGCCCCATTCTTCCACGGGGACATCCACCATCGACGCAATGTACTGCTCCGCTAGGGGCTCCATTGTATCCCTGTCCGATTACCTGTTTGTCCTTGACGACGACAGCACCCACCTGTCGGCGTGTGCACGTAGAACGAAGGGACCAGACCTTCGCGATGTCCTTGAAGGTCTGGTCCCATTCCGGCCGATCAGTCACTCGATCGATTCTTGTCGTCGTTGTACGGAGCCCAGTTCCCGTACTCCTCGGCTGAAGGGTTCGGGTCTCCACCGTTCTCGGCCACCTGGAGATCGAACTCCAAGGCCTTCTCGGCAGCAGTTGCGTTCTCGTCGAACGGGATATCGTTCCACTTGGTCATGTCATGCACCTTCCGTCATCGCGTTGATGTACCAGCCATAGTAGTCGGCATGCTTGTCGCCGTCCACCTCGAAGGACGACTCGCCAGGCTTCAGGTCCACGCCCTGCCCCTCGGCAATGCCCTGAAGGACAACCCAGGCGCCGTGCTCGGTGCGATTGAGCGACACGTTCTCCTCGAAGTCGTGCTCACCCTTGCCCCAAGTCGCAATGACCAGGTAACGATCGGTGTCCATGTCGTGCAGCTCCTCTTCGAGAGTACGTTCATACCGTGGCTTAGTGGGGAGGCGCCCCTCAGGGGGCGCCGTTCGCCAAGACTTGCTCATCACTTCTTGATCCTGTCAATGATTGCCTGTGCTCCATACTTCACGAAGGTAGAGTTTACATCCTCACCCTTAGGAAGTCGAACCTTCAGTACGGGCATTGACAGCTTGTCCCTCAGTCGCTCGTAAAGCTTCTGCCCCGCATCGTCCGCATCAGCGAACACGTACAGCCGCGAGAGGTCTTCGAAGACGTTGACCCAGTGGTCTTCCCAGTTGGATGCACCGGGGATTGCGATGGCAGGAATGCCGATCTGGCGGAGGACAAGAGAGTCCAGTTCACCTTCGCATACGCCGATCCAGTCGGTGGCGTCGTCGAATGCGCGCACACCATACAGATCCGCAGGCATGGAGTCGTCAAGCTTCTTGGACTTCAGGTACTTGCCGTGCCCTTCGTCCTTGCACGAGTGATCCCGAAGGCACCGGAAGGACATGTTGACCGGCCCGAAGTCGGTGATGTACGGAATCGCTAGACGACCCTCGTACTGCTCGTGGGCCGCAGGAGGGTCAACGACTACCCCAAGACCTTCGTACCGTGCGTGATCCAGATCGATCCCCCTTGCCTCTAGCCAGTCGGCCGCGAGATCCAGATGACCTGCGTACTGAGACGCCGTAGTCTCTAGAAATAGCTTCTGCTCTTTCGAGAGCTGAGGCATAGTCGATGTTCTCCTTTTGCATGACGATCTGAATCGCATTGCCCTTGGGGCAGTCCACGTGCGTGTGGCAGTTGAAGAACCCGGCCGCTGTATTCACCGTAGCAGAGGGAGTCTTGTCACCGTGAAAGGCGCACCGTATCGGACGGCTACCCAGATCCTCGGTGATCCCATCCTCGAAGCCGTAGTACACCAGCACTGGCACCAGGAACTCGGGGTACTGCGGCAGCTCTTCTCTACTCCGCCTCACTTGGCCCACCAGAAGCCTCGGGCCTTGCACTCCGCCGTTACCTTGGTGAGCACAGACCTCAGGAGGACGGCCTGAGGGCCGTCTCCGTAGACGATCTCATCGTCACCGTAGTGCACCTCATCGTCCACCAGGGCGTGTAGCTCGCTCAGCTCTTCGTCAGTCAGATTCATCGAGCTTCACCTTTCCATCCGCCTCGACTTCATCGTAGGCTGCGTTCCAGATTTGAGCCATGGCGATGAAGATCTGGCTCCCGCTCATGCCGTGCTGGAACATGGTGCGAGCGGCGTCGATCGGTCGCTCATCATAGACTCCATTGTACTCGTTGACGAACTCTTCAATGACCATGGCCTTGACGTCCAGCCAACTCCGGTCATTCATCAGACTTCACCTTTCCGATCACGTAGAATGCTGGAGGGTTCACCAGGTACTCGACGATTCGATGAGCGGTCTGGATGTCGTCCCTGATGTGAGCCAAGAGAGAGTTGCACGGCCCGCAGGTCAGCCCCCTGACGAAGCCGGTACGATGATCGTGATCTACCGCGAGCTTCTTGGTCTTCCCGGTGGCTCGCTGGCAGATGTAGCACACGCCCCCCTGTGCCTCATGGAGAGCCTGGTACTGACCGGCCTTAAGTCCGTACGTCTTGAGCACGTAGGCTTCGTGAGAGGCGGCCTTACGGGCCACCTTGAGGGCTCTATGGCAGGTTGCACACCGGGGACCAGGACTTGAAAGCTTCCTGGTCCCCGACCCGCAGTCCTTACAGCTGGACAAGGTACTCCTCGTAGGTGACCACACACTCCGGAACCTGGCAGCGATCGAACTGCATCGCCATCAGATCGAAGGAGTGCAGGTGGTTGCAAGATCCGTGCTCAAGGCACGGATACTCTCGACCGCACCAGCAGTTTGCATCCATCAGACTTCCACCTTCCCGTTGCCTCCGCACGCACCACACGCTGTGTACACGTGCTCAATGATCGGCCTGCCTTCGCCGTCGTATGCGGCGCGTGGATACACCACCTGGCCTAAGCCCCCACACGCCTGACACTGTACCTCACTCATCCCTGAACTCCCCACAGTAGATGCACATGATTCCGTACTCACCGTTCTGCCAGGCGCCGATCCAGCAGTGCTTGCATTCCATCAGGCACCCCAGATTGCGTACACCAGGGCGAGCGCAGCCGCGATGGCGTTGATGATTCCGGCGTACAGGAGGGGCTTCTTGCCCTTGGCTGCCTGCTGGAAGCCTCGAACTGCAAGGCCTCCGTTCGACAGGGCCAGTGCCACGTACACCCATGCGTTGACGCTCATTCGTCTCCCCAATCGGAGTCATTGACCTTCGAGGAATCGAAGATCATGGCCTGCTGTTCCTTCTGGTCGATGAAGCAGGTCGCAGGGTCCGCCTTCATCGTGAAGTACTTGTGCCCCATCGCATCCTGAGGACCAAATCGGTTCTTGACGGTGGCGACGTCCAGCGTACCAGCGTGAGCATCACCCCACAACGTGAGAATGAGAGTAGGAAGCTGGTTCGCCTTCCCCATGATCGCGGAGCGCGGGGGAGGAGCACCTCCCTTGGCCGACTCCGACGTATGGTGAACGATGGTGATCGAGGTTTCTTGGTCACGAGCCATGTCCTTGAGCTCAGCCATGAGGGCCCAGTAGTTCTGCTCCCCGGCTCCCTCATAGTTGATGTCCATCATGATGTCGATGACCGTATGGTGAGGGTACGTGCCCTTCAGGGTGCGGTACGCCTCGGCCTCTCGGTACATGTGCTCCAAGGTCGGCGACGACATGAAGCTCCACCTGATGTGCTGGAACTTCTTAAGGCTCTCGTACGCCAGCTTGGTCTGCATCATGACTTCAGTCTCTGCATCAGAGGTCTGAATGTTCTCAGTCATGGCCAGCGCTCGGCTGGCCATCGTGAAGTCATCGGAGTCGGAGGAGTGATACAGGGTGGGGACGTCAGGCCCCATCCGCCTGACGATGTTCAGTCCCAGAATGGTCTTCATGCTACCGGGAGGACCGGCGATCATCTGAATACCACCACGACGGAACTGCATCTTCTTCTCGGCGAACACAGGCCAAGGATCGGGAAGCGGTTCTCCTGCGGAGACACCGCGCTTGACTGTGCGGTGAAGTGTCTTGATGACTAGCTCCCGAGATGCTTGATGACCAGGATGATAATCAGGAGGCAAGCGAAGTAGAAGAGCAGCGCGCCAGCGCAGCCCTTGTTGTTCTGATTGGACTGGCGAGCCATCGCGTCTCCAAGATTTCCTGTGGATTTGTGTGCATTTGCGTGGACCGGGGAGGAGTCGAACCTCCCCTACGACCATCGGCCCTACCTGTTACGCAGTCTTCACGATCTTGACGCTGTACTGGAAGGGCTTCTTGGCCTTGGACAGCTGCTTGTAGGCCCACAGCGTGCCCTCACCGATGGACGCCTCGGTGTCCAGCAGCTCGGCCTTGAACTTCTCAAGGCTGTCGCCGTTCTTCAGCTCCCACGTGGTGTCGAAGGGCTCGAAGTCCTCGACCTTGGAGCCGTCCTTGTTCTTCTTGCCGACCACCCGGACGGGGATCTCGACGTCCTTCTCCGGGGGGATGAAGGAACCGGCAACCTTCTCGGGATCGAAGGTACCCTCACCCATGGGCTTCCACGGGGCCTTTTCGTAGGCCTGGACGATGTGCTTCACCTTGCCGTCCACCTTCTGCGGAACCTGCTCGGGGTCGCCGGTCTGCTGAAGAAGGAAGGTCTCGCCGACCTCATCGAACTTGATCCACCGCTGGTCGCTCTTCGGCTTCTGCGGGGCGTTGGGGTCGCCGAAGAGGTCTGCGTACGTAGTCATGCTGTGTTCTCCTAGGATTTGATCTGCTTGTTCTACCGCTGGCAAGTTGGTGAAGTCCACCAATCCTACCAGCCTTCGAGGTTCACGGCGACAGTGGCCGCAGGCTTCTTGGTCTCCCACGGCTTCGGCTTGGCCGGTCCTGCGGGCTGCTTGTAGGGCGCTTCGTTGACGTCGGAGATCTCGGTGGCCCCGAAGGCTTCCTTGACCGCCTCGACCGGGTCGATGCCAGCCTTGAGGGCTTCCTCTATCATACCGCCCGGCTCGTCGGCCGGGCGCTGAACATCCGAGGCCATGTACTCGATGGCCGCCTGCTCGTACCGCTTGAAGCCGACCATGGAGTTGGCATACAGCGACGCCAGCTGCTCCATGTCCAGCTTGCCCAGCTCCTCGACGGTGCCCTTCACGCTCACGTAAGCGTAAGGCAGGCTGCTCGGGAACCGGAACTCGATCTCTTCAGCCATCAGCCCTCTTCCTCTTCCTCGAAGTCGCACTCGGTGCAGACCCAGCCATCCTCGATGACCTCACCGCAGTTGTCGCACTCGATCATCAGTCCTCTTCCTCTTCGAAGTCGTCGTCTCTGGCGCAACGACCTTCATCGCCATCCCAGAAGGGGCACTGGTCGTTGTCTTCATCCTCGGTACAGGTACAACCACCCCAGTCCGAGAAATAATCCCGATCGTCGCGGCCTTCCTGGTTCACTCTTCACTCCAGACCTTGAAGTCCACCTGAACGGTACTGCCTTCCTTGTAGACCAGGACGGCGTCTTCGGTGTCGATGGTTGCACCTATAGAGGCAATGAAGGCCACACCATCAGCCTCCGCCGACTCCACCAGGTTCCGCAGTCGCTTGGCCCACACCTTGGCGGACTTGTCGCCATCGATCCGCATGCTGCTCATCAGTCCTCCAGATCCACGAAGAACGCCAAGGCGTACTCGTCCCAGTCACCCTGGACCAGGCTTACCGCGTAGTTGCTGCCATTCTTCTGGAGGACCAGCCGAAGGCCGCTGGACTTGATCAGTTCCAACACATCCTCCAGCTGCTCCGAACGCCGATCGAACTCAGTACGGTGGCTGGTCATGACGACTCCTGTCGTAGTAGATGGCGCGGGCGCTCAGCGGTCCCGAGTATGCCAGGCAGTTGGGGTGGTTGAAACACATCTTGCACATGAAGTTCTTCTTGCCATCCTGCTCCTTGGCCTGGATCTGCATGGCTTCCATGGCAGTCCGAACCTTCTGATACTTGGCGCCGATCTCCCGAGGGTCGACGGCTGACAGGTCGATGGGTCTGGCAACCGCAGCACCCGGCGCAAGCATGGCCCACAGCCCCTTGAAGGGGCCGCCCCGAAGCTCCTGCTGAGCAAGCTTGGTGTCGGCCAGCAGAGCCGCATAGGTCTCTAGCTGGAAGTTGTTCGCGGGCTTCTTGCTGCCAGTCTTCCAATCCAGAATGGTCGGGCCGTGCTTCTTGTGCTCACCGATGATGTCGACGAAGGCCGAGACCTTCACTGACAGCCCTGGAAGGCCGCCCGAGGCGTCGTACTCCACCTCCCAGACATCTATGTCCTCCAAGAACTCCAAGGCCCTCTCGAAGCAGTCCTTGACCCTCTGAAGGGCCTTGTCTCCAGTGATGAAGCCGTTCTTCTTGGAGCCACCAGCCAGCCACTTGGAGAGATTGCCTTCAATCCTCATCTGGGCGGAGGTGAGCGGGTAGAAGAAGTCTTCGGCGACGGGATCCTTGCCGGTCTTCAGCTTGTGCTCAACCATCGAGTGCACTGCGGACCCTATGGGCAAATACCACGTCTGTACCTGCTCGGCCTGCCGGATCTTGGAGAGATACCAATTTCTTCCGCAATCCACATAGGTGGCGTACTGGGAGTAGCTGATGTGCGGCGGGAGCTTCATCCTGCCAGCTTAGCAGCTTCGCGCTTCTTCTGGCGAGCCACCCGGTCGCGCTCGTTCTTGCAGGTCCTGCACTGATACTGGTCTCCACCCTTGGCGTTCTTGCCATTCAGGGTCCAGGTGTTGTGGCCGAACTGGCACTCCTTGTCGCGCTTGATGGTGACAGCTACCTTGCGGGGCTTGTTGCCTCGCTTGGCGTTAGCGACCTTGTTGTACGCCACCTTGCAGGGCCCGCAGTAGTTGCCCCCACCCTTGGTGGTCTTCCAGTCGAGATGACCCTCAGGGCAGGGCTTGGTGGTGTCGATGGCCAAAGGGTGCTTGCGGGGTCGCCCTTGCGGGGCGACTACATGGGCGGTCGGAATGACTCCAGCCCTCATGGTCCAACGGAAATCATCTTCGGCGGAGGATGAGTAGCATTCCGGAAGGACCGGGCAGGTTCCGCAGATCTTGTTGGCTGCCTCGAAGTTGGCAGCGTTGAGATCATGGACCTCGTTAGTGCCATCGCCATCAGCGATGGCATCTGAAGGCACTGCAACCTCGAACATCGTGGGAGGACTGAAGGCACAGGCCGCATCGTCCTGCCAGATGTATTCTTTCTCGGTCTCCCAGCTGTAGACCGGGTCACTCAGGAGGATGATCGATTCTCTGTGCATGGTTCTCTTCTCTCTCCGCCAAGCACCCGACCCAAAGGGAGGGGGCATAGAACAACTGTGGTTGCTTACTGTAGGGACCGTACGGGCTGCCCTCCCTGGGGGTCGGGCAGCCCTTGACCTGCAAACTCTGCAAGCTTCTCAGTTAAGGAAACAATCTGATCATGCTAGATGTTCCCACGTGACTGTGTGATGTAGGTCACAGCAGACTTGATGGTGTCGATGTTGTCTTTGAACTTCCCGATGGCGCTGTTGCAGTTGAAGCACAGCAAGCCACGCACGCACTTGCCGCATGAGCCAGTGCCGGGGCAGCAGGCGTGATCGTGGTCAACGTCCGGCCTGCGCCCGGGTGGCTGCTTGCAAATGGCGCAAGCCCTACCTTGCGCCTGCCACATGACGTCGTACTGCTCCCACGTTATGCCGTAGGCGACTAGCCTTGGAGCGAGGATGCAGCGCTCGCAGTTGGCGTTCAGTCCATCAGCTTCGATCTTTGATGGCCCGAACCTGTTCGGGTTGAGATAGGCGCGACACTTGTAGCAGAATTTCCGGCCCTCAAGGTCTCGAATGGTCACGTTTCGTTTACCCAAAACGGCCCCCTTTCTCTCGGAATTTTTCGGTACTGTGACCTGCGTCACATCACTCTCAGTGGCCCTTCACCTTGCTGAGTGCGATCAGCACGAAGACCACGATGACTGCGAGTACGAAGGCGTCGGACCAGCTGCGCTTACCCTTGTCACTCATGATTCCTCTTCTCTGGTCTGATAGACCTGATTTCGAGCAGCGCCAAGCAGCGCCGCATCTTCGTCGTTCTCATACCCGTCTGACTCGACCTCAGACATGCTGTCCCAGTAGTTCACGGGATCTCCCTAAACGGAATGACTAGCACCTGTGCTAGTATGTGGCTATGACATTGAAGACAACCGTGGTGGTGCCGGATATTCAGTACCCATACCACGACAAACTGGCACTTACCAAGGTTCTGAACGTCATCGAGGACATCAAGCCTGACGCAGTCCTCCAGATCGGGGACGGCATCGACTTCCCTCAGGTTTCCCGCTGGTCCAAGGGGACCGCAGGAGAGTACGCACCGACCCTACAGGAGCACATAGACGGCTATCGACGGGAGTTTCTGGTACCCGTAAGGGAGTTGGTACCACGAGCTGTCGTAACCTGGCTGGAGGGCAATCATGACCTCCGAGTCAAGGACTTCATTAAGCAGTATGCGGCGCCTCTTGGGCCACTTCGAGCACTTGAAATGAAGTCCCTCTTCGGTCTCGATGAGCTCGCCATCGATTATGTGCAGGGTCCGATTCGGGTAGGCACCAACACCTACGCTGTTCACGGACATGAGTCGGGCGGGTACTCCAGTCAGCCCCAGGCTTGGGATCTGAAGTTCATTCGTCGGTACGGTTCGGATAAGAACGTGCTCTTCGGTCACACTCATCAGCCCTATCTGGTGACTCGCGCCTATGGGTTCGCGGGGAAAGTGTCCCCGCGCTGGACTATGAACGTCGGTAGCATCATGGATCCTACCGAGGCTCGCTACGTGAAGGATGGTGCAGTGTCATGGCAGATGAGTTTTGCGGTGCTGCGCGATGACGGGAAGAAAGTGCATCCGGAGCTTGTTACTATGGATGACCGGCGCTTCTGGTTCAACGGCAAGCGCTACTGAGAGGCCCGATTACCAGAGGATCCGAGCGCTTGAGATGGAACTCGGAATTCTCACACCGCACCAAGCCTGGCTTGAAACCTGCCGAGAGCAGTCGATACTACGGAGACGCAATGACCTACTATGACGACCTGAAGCCGCTTGTCGACAAGGCAGCAATCGCCACCGTTCGCAAGTGGCCCGCATACGTTTCTGCCGAGGACGTCCAGCAGGAACTGTGGCTCTGGGCTCACGAGAGGGAGACTTCCGTTCGATCTGCCATGCGAGTGCAGGGCTGGGAAGCCAAGATCTACTCGACCATGGTGAAGGTGGCGTCCACTGCCGCATCGACAGAAGACCAGCAAACCAATGGTTACTCAAAAGAAGACACGTACATCTATTCGACTGCGGTTCTCGAAACCCTCCTGGAGTCGTGCTTCACCTATGAGGACTGGCAGTCGTTCGGCACCTTCGGTGACGGCCAGCCGCACGCCAAGGGTCAGGTGAACGAGACTGGGGATGTGCTGGCAATGCTGTCGGACGTGAAGGCTGGTATCGCCACGCTCAAGGCGGAGTACAGGGAGGTTCTGTTCTATCGATCGGGACTGCACCTCACCTTCCCCCTCGTTGGCGAGAAGGTTGGATGCACTGACAAGCAAGCCGAGAGGCGCTTTAAGCGGGCTGTCGGCGCACTGCAGGCAGCTCTTGGCCGGGTGGACCTGAGCGACCTCCAGAACGGCTACAGCGAGCGTAGAGACGTGATTGGTAATGAGCGATCTCAGATCATGACGGACAGGCTGTATGAAGGATGACCAGCAGGGACCGGCCCCGGAGGGCCGGTCCTTTTTGGTTTATTTACCTCTCACCTTCACGTAATAGCGCTTCAGGTTCTCGTTGCTGTCCGGCTGGATATTGCCTGTGTTCATGCATTCCAGCAAGACGCACTTGTTTCCCACGGCAATCACCTTGCCGTGGTAGTACCGCTGACTCCTGGAGACGACGTCTCCCACCTTCCACTCTTCATTCTTGCGGAGGAGCTCGGGGTCGGCGCGGCTGTGTTCGGTGTACTGCCAGTACAGAGAGTCCAGTGGTGCAAAGTCCCCGAACCGACAGTCACTCGACACGATCCATGCGTGCTCACCGTTCATCCACGCAACCAGGTGGACCTTGGTGGTGAATGGAGACTTGAAGACAGCCCCCTCGTGAAGAGGGGGTGTTCCTGCCCTCACATCCTTGGTGAGCATTTCGTGGAAGCTGTCAACGATTCGACGGCAGAACTTGGTGAGGGATTCCTCATCTTCCGCCCCCTTGTCGATGACATCCTCCAGCCATTCAACCTGCCTAGCTCGACTCGGGAGCAATCAGCACCTCCGAGCTGACCGTAAGAACCGCAGACGCCCTGTAGACGACCGTAGAGGGCGGGAACTCGTGGACGTACCAGGGAGAGCCGTTGTGCTGCTCCTCAGCCCTGTACAGGGCCTCATTGCGGGCGGCCTCGATGGTCTCAAAGAGGGTGTCACTGATGCTCGGCGGAGTTCGCAAGGGCTCCGAGCTACTGCTTACATAGAACATGCATTTCCTTTCGTAGTGGGGCCATAAAGCCCTAGGAGGGAGAGAGGTCTCCTAGGGCCATAAGGCCCCACCTCCGAAGAGGTGGGACTGTATCACTTGCCGGTCAAGCCGTGCTGAATGGCTTCTTTCCAGGAGAAGCCCCCGTCCTGCTTTCCCTGAACGTTGCACATGAAATCGACCGCGTCGTTGTCGAACGTGTGGTCCTCCATTTCGGCGACGACAACGTCGACCCCGAGGTCGTTGTTGTCGCTGTCCAGGATCTCAAGCATCGTGATGACACCAGCGCCGATCAGCGCGCAGCCGATCAGGCAAGAGGGCTTGGCTTGGGACAGGTCCCACCCATCGCCATCCTCGCCCGAACGCTTGTGGCCTTCCACGTAAGCGCAGTCGGACCGCGTCCGTCCGGGGTTGTAGATGAAGTCCATACGACCTTCGGCGGCATCCATGACCATTCCGATGACGTCGGCCTTGGTGTAGTGCATAGTCTCTCTCCTATGTCTTGAACCGTCCAGATGGGCGGAAAGGGGTGCAGGAGGGGAAGTTCTAGCCATCATAGGCGTGCGCTCCTAGGCCAGTGCCTACTTTCTGTTTCGGCACCCATCCTGCACCCTTCACCACCCACCCCGAAGGGTGGGCGTACTGCTTACTGTCGATTGTACAGGTCTCGCAGGTCGTTACCGTCGCCACCTTCACGCAACACCCGAACGATGTCGTCGTTCAGCATCTTGGCTCTGTAGCAACTGTCCACCCGGACGACCAGTTCGAGGGCACCAATCTCGCCCTGATGCTCGATCGCCTGTTCGCCCACCCAATACACCTTGACGGCATATCCGATGGACTCAGACAGGGCCTCAGGGCTCATGAAGAGCATCTGCGTCAAGACGTAAGGGTCTATTGGCAGGCTGTCGATGTCGTCATCGGTGTACACGGCGTACTCACCCACGTAGGTGATGGCGTACATGCGCTGATCGTCGTCATTGGGGTCATAGTCCTCGACATCGATCCGGTTATGTACCGGGCAACTGTCGTCATGGGTCCTGGGCTCCGTGAGGGCAGCGAACTGCGCCTCATACTTATCCGCCAAGGACTCCATGAGCTGTTCAAACTCGTTCATTGTCTCTCTCCTTCGGTCGAACACCACGTGCTGTAGTGCCGTCTCAACCAGCGAGCCCGCAAGGGCTCGCCAGCTCAGCCTGGCTACAGGAAGTAGTCAATCAGGTCTGCGATCTGATCGAACGTGAATCCGCCGTCGTTCAGGTCGGCAAGGCTCTCGGCCTGTCGGAGCCTCTCGCCATCCTTGATGTAGCTGAAGGAGATGGCAGTTTCGGCTTCATCGTCACTGAATTCGTTGCGCGTTCCGGCCCACACCTGGATCGTGTCGGCGTAGTAGCCAGATACGCTATTGGACTCGGTGCCGTCGATCGAGTAGCTCAGGTACTCAGGGTCCAGCTTAAGCCACTGCCCGACGCCGTCGGCGACCGCGAGGTCTGACAGCACCCCAAGGCAGCAGTAGGACCGCTTGCTGAACCTGACACTGCACAGAATACCCCTGGCCTGCTGGTACTTGCCGGAGCGCAGCGCAGCAACCCACTGGGCCTTCTTTACCTTGTTCATTGTCTCTCTCCTATGTTCCGGATCATGCATTCATGATGCCGCCAATACCGGCATCCCCGAAGGGATGCCGACAAAGGGTGGTCATGGATTACTAAGCCGTCTTACCCTGTCAAGCCTGATCTTTTCTTCGCGAGACTCGACCGGCCTCATGTACGCGCTGATCTCTTCGGCGGTGAAGTACTCCGTGCGGTCCGAGTAGTACTCACGGCACATCCATAGGGGAGCGCCATTCGCGTCCATCCCGCACTCGCCGTAGACAATGAATTCCTCGTTGCCCTTGAAGAATCGCTGGTAGACCATTAGCTATTCCTCCGGTTCCGGCGGAGCGAGGTGAAGGCGAGTACCACGGTTGCGATACCCACATAAACCATGCGCAGTACCAGGCTGACGACATAGATCAGCAACAGGAAGCCAATGATCTCTCCGAACGTAACTGCCATTGTCTCTCTCCTTCGGTTTCGGCTGTAGTGCCGTCTCAACGGCCCTCCAGGGAGGGCCGCTCAGTCTGGCTACAGTTCGATATCCTCGCGCTGGCAGCTGTAGTCCTCGAACGGGCTGCGCCGCTGCAAGTCGTCATACGGCGTGCAGGCCGCGTCCAGGCACTCCCGACAGAGCGACCAGCCACCATCTGCTGCGGTGAAGCTGATCTCAAAGCAATCCCTGCACGTACAGGGGCAGTATCCAGACATCAGAACTCCACCTTTCGGTATCGCCATTCGGTCTCTTCGTAGTCCCGCGCCTTGTGCCACTCCATGGCCTCTATGGCCGCTTGCTCGGTGTGGCGTACGCCGACGTGATACCAGTCGACCGGTACGTGCTCGGGCGCCCTGCACTCGATGATGAACTTCTCCATCACTCGCTCCCCAGGGTCTCGTCATCAAGCTCCCAGTCAAGCACGATGTTCTCATCGTTCTCTTCTTCGGGCATTACAGGTTCCCTCGCTGGTAGTGCACGCCCTCCAGAGTCACCGCAACAGTGTGCAGCTTGTCGTAGGCATCCCGCTTGGTCCAGCCAAGGAATCCTTGGGAGATGCCGACGGGCTGAGCGCCACCCTGGAGGGCCTTGTGCGAGTTGCCGTACAGCTTGCTGCCCCGGGTCAGTTCGATGCCCTCAGAGGGCAGCTCAAGGGCCTTCAAGGCACGCACGTAGCGTGCCAGCATGACATCCAGGTGCTCATTGGTGATGCGGTCCATTGTCTCTCTCCTTTGGTTGTAGCACCCTGCCCCTCCAGGGGCAGACGCTCAGGGCCTAAGCCGGTTTAGAGTCCCCCTGAGGACTTATTTCTTGTGCCGTCGATCCTGCGAGGCGAATACAGTGACAACCCTGCCGCCGTTGATCGTCTTGATTGCGCTGGAGATCTCCACACCGTCAACGTGCAGGAAGTGTACGGCCGTGATGTTGTCTTGCTCAAACCACTCCGTGTGCAGTTCATCCACTTCCTGCTTGGTGTCCACGTAGTGATTCGTGGTCCCGTAGGCGTAGTCGCCCTTAGTGTTATTGTTGATGGCTACGTGATAGCGCGCAGTCTTCTCCTTACGCCCTTCTGCGTCCTGCTTGAGCGCTGCCATCACGTTCAAATCGAATTCGACGGAGGTAATGTGCCCCATGGACAGCTGCGTCTCCAGTGCGGCGACGCGTTGCCAAAGCTTCAGCTTCATTGTCTCTCTCCAGTCATTCAATCGGCTGAGGTGCCGTCCCAACGCTCCCCAAGGGGGAGCGCTCGGAGTGGCCTCAGATCCATTCGGTCATTGCGTGGCGTTCGCCGTGGTAATCGCTCCCGCAGCCATCGCAGGAGCGAGTGCTGAACGTAATTGTCTCGCAGTCACACTCACCGAAGTAAGTGTCATTTTCACGGCCGCATTCATGCTCTTCCTGTGGGTGGCCCATGGCGGCATGCGGGGTCAGGAATGCCATCGGCACTCCACCTTCGTGACCCTCGTGACAGCCCCCACACTCACCGTTGTAGTGGTGCATGGCGCAGTCAACGCAGACCCATAGGGCGCGGTAGTCTCGCATGGTCTCTCTCCTTTGGTCAGGTTCTGAGTGAACCAAGCCAACGGACGGCCGAAGCCGTCCGCTCGATAGCTACTCAGTACTCGTCGTGCCAACTCGGTTGCGGTGCCCAGTAGGGCGTCTGACTGATCGCGTTGTCGATATCGGCGGAGGTAAGGTAGATGCACCCTTGTCCGTCGTCACGCTTGCAGACCCAGAAGTCCTCGTCGGTCGCTGAGTCGGTGCCGTAGGACTGGCTCACCGTGTAGTTCACGTCATTCATGGTGAACGCACTGCCTACGTACCACTCTTCCTTGCAGTGATCGCAGTAGGCCGAACCATCGACCGTGTAATGCCGACACATCTCGTGCGTCATTGTCTCTCTCCTTCGGTCGGCTGAGATGCCGTCCCAACACGCCTCAGAGAGGCGTGCTCGGAGTGGTCTCAGCTGGTGCCGCTAGGCGTTGTTGAAGTAATCATGGTCATACAAGCCCTTGGTACCATTGCGCTTTGCGCGCTCGGCTCCCCATGCGTTGGAGCGAACCAGGGACTCGGCCATCGTTTTGGCCAAATGCAGTCGGCCGTAGCTTCGCACTACGGGGTTGGACTGCACTCCGTGCGGGTAAATTGCAACCTCGAACTGATTGCCCACCTTTTGTGCTTCCGCGACGATCAGGTTGCCGTCTTGACCGGCGTACAGGGTGTGCAGTCCGGATGGAGTCTTTATCCATTGCATGTCTATGATGCATCCTCTTCGATCATGTTGCCCAGCAGGTCATTGGCGGAGGGGAAGAGGTCCATGTCATCCATGGCCTCCAGCTCCAGGTTCATTCGCTGCTCGTAGTACGTGTCAGCGTTCATTGCTCTCTCCTTGAGTGCGCATCCCTTGCGGGGATGCGTCCATGGCCACGAGAGGGATTCAAAGGACTGTCTGGAGCCATCCTGCCTAGCGGACCTGTAAGAGCGTCCTAGGCCCCGCGAGGGGCTGTTAGGAGATGACTGTCATTGATCCATCTGAAGCCCTCTCGCACCATGTGTTAAGGAGTGGGGCCGTTGGGCCCCAGACAGGCGCCTAAGCACCTGTCAGAGAGAGATGTTTGCCAGCCTGTGCATCGGCCGGTCGGGTGTGCCACGGTGCGCGATTCGCTGCCTACCAATGGCCTATCTACCCCCGGGCTTCCTCGCCCGGACTGCTGTTGAGTTCTCAAGTCAGCGGGTGCTCCGGCCTGTCCTGCGCCGTGCTCCTGCACCGTGTGTTGCTCGGTGCTGACAACCAGAACTAAGAAGCAGAAAGGGCTTGCTGTTCAAGTCAAGCTCAGGTAAAGCCCGACTCCAGGGAGGGCGCTTAGGCCTTGTGACCTGGAGTTATGTGCTTCTAAAGAATCTTGGAAAACTTCTGGACTTTGCTTGCTCTTGACTCGGATCAGCCCTCTCAGTCCTGGTAGATGCAGGTGCATAGAAACTGTTTTCCTAATGCTTTGTGCCTTGATGTCCGTTTCACTGCCCAGACTCGATGAATCCAAGGGGAATAGGGCCTGTTGGCCTGTGGTCTGCAGGCAGCGCTGGTGCGCTGCTGTGGGGATGCAAGGCTGTGGGCCCAAGAATCCGTTGAATCTCAGGTGGTGTAGAACGTGGTTCTAGGCGTGGCACAACGCGTGGTACATAGTCCCCCACCTGCGAATCCATGCCTTATACGCTGTATAGCCTGCATATCCCAGGCAATTCCTTGATATCGCATGCATATGCAGCACAACGCATAAGTATCCGCAGTTCATATCCATGAATGCCATTCATATCCATGCAGGCCTGAGGGTGAGAATGGATTGTGCACAATCGATATATCTAAGGGCCTAGATATATACTCAATGCATGCACACCTGGCGAAAGGATGTGCTGCCTGGAATTCCAAGTGCTGAGATATCAATGGACTGTATGCTCTCTACACCTAGATAATCCTGAAAAGACCTTGACTGAGTAACGAAACTGACCCGGGCATGTTTAATCGGGGCCGTGTGTGTGTGTGTGAGACCCATTCCAGATGTAACATGGATCACAGGACCACAGTCTAGACAGTCTACACAGAGTTACGAAGAGGAGAGTCCATGGTGACTCCCCGTAGATAGTTGGTAAAGAGTTGGTCAAGCAACGTGGGTTGACGGCAATCCCAACGGTATATCCAGTAGTGAAGAACAACCTAAAAGCTTCTAAGTATTAAGTACTCAAGGGAACCCCCTTTAGGGGGGTTCCCGTACAGACCTATAGAACCTATAGAACTATACAGGGGCCTACGGCTAACGCCGGATATTCCTCCGCCAACCACTGGTGGACCGCACGGACTGTGCGAAGCACGGATTGTGCAATCTACAAAGGGAGCGGTAATGGCGAAAGTCTATGTCACCGAGGATGGCAAGCAGCACAAGAATATGCCTAAGACTAGAGCCCGGTCTAAGCCGGGCTCCAAGGGTGATCCTAAGATTCGAGCTGGCAAGGATACGGTTCTTAAGTATCTCCAAACAGGTCTCACACAACGCAAGGCTGCTGACGACCTAGGGATCCACGAGAACACAATCCAGTACTGGCGGAACTCAGACGAGAACTTCCGTGCCGACATGGACCGCGTAAAGCTGATGTCCCATCCGGACAAGGCCGCGGAGATCCGTGAGAACATGCCGGAGTTTCCTGAGTTCTGTATGGAGTACCTGGACACTCAGCTCTTCTGGCACCAGCTTCAGTGGTACGACATCCTCGAAGGCCGGGAACCACGGGACCTGCATCCTTCGCAGCGGTACCACAAGGGCGACCCCGGCATGACGATCGTCAACACTCCGCCAGAGCATTCGAAGTCCACGACTATCACGATCAATTACGTGACGTGGCGTATCTGCCAGGACCCGAACATCCGAGTCATCCTGGTGTCCCAGACTCAGGAGATGGCCAAGCGATTCCTGCGAGCGATCAAGGATCGCCTCGCTGGAGCCAACCAGGCCTACAAGAAGTTGCAGCGGGAGTTCGCCCCCGAGGGGG